CATGTAATGGCAGTTGCCCCTACAGTATCAAATTCCCGCATTAATAGCTGTTCAGCTGGAATTGAACCTCAACCAGCTAATGTTTATGTATTTAATGGTGCTAAGGGAACATTTATTGTTAGAAACCCAGAACTTGAAAAACTATTAATTAGTAAAGGTAAAAACCAAGATAAGGTATGGGATCAAATATTAGTTGATAATGGATCAGTAGCTAATCTATCTAATGATATTATAACAGAGGATGAAAAAGAAATATTCTTAACTTTCCCTGAAATTAACCAATTAGCATTAGTTCAACAGGCAGCTATTCGTCAAAAATACATTGATCAAACACAATCCTTAAACGTTGCTTTCGATCCAACAGATTCTCCTAGATGGATTAATCAAGTACATATGGAAGCCTGGAAATTAGGGATTAAAACATTATATTATTTAAGAACAGATTCAGTAATTAAAGGGGATTTAGGTTCTAGAACAAGTGAGGATTGTTTAAGTTGTGATGGTTAACAATATGTATAAGTACATTAATTAAATTATTATAAATTATGGCACGTAAAAAAGCAGTAAAAAAAGAAATAGTCGAAAAATTAAGTGCGGCTAAAAAAATAATCAATGCAGTTAAAGCATGGTTAAAAGGAAACGGAATTGAAGGTGTATTAGGTCTAATTGTAGGTTTATTCCTTTGGTCTTTTGGTTACAAAATCTATGCAGGATTCGCATTAGGTGTATTTGCTACACGTAATTGGGATTTGGCAAAAGGATGGTTGCTTAGATTGCTAAAAAAATAAATAATTTTTTTTTTAAAAGTTTAAAGAGGGGTGCAATAGCATCCCTTTTTTTATATTTATAAACAAAACGTTCCAATTAAAACTGTTCTATTATGTTAAATAAAATAAAAAATAACTGGATGGCTTTTAAAGATATATTTAAAGACGAAAATGATGTAAATGAAAAAAGTGTAATTGGATTTTTATCATTTGCCGTAATGGTTATATTTGCGATTGTTGATTTAGTAACAGGATATTTTAGTAAAGATTTAGTAATTAATGAATTTATCTATGAATCATTCTTGATTATTACTTTAGGTTGTTTCGGCATTGCTGGGTTAGAAAAAATCTTTAGTAAAAAGGATAAATAATGGATGGAAATGAACCCCTATTAATTGCCCTCATATCAGCATTAGGGATAAAAGAAATTTGGACTATTGTTAAAAAGAAAATGGACCAATCTGCCTCTAAAGATGCAAGAGAAGATAAATTATCTTTACAAGTAATATTAGAGTTAAAAGAAAAAATTACAAATTTAGAAGAAAAAGTTAACACTTTAATAGATGAAAATATTCATTTAAAAGTTAAAGTAGCAAGAATGGAAGAAAGATTATTAAAAAATGCTAAAAACCATGTTAAGAATAAATCACTATAATATTTATTAATATGCTATTAAAAGTAGGCTCACGCGGTAACGAAGTTAAAGAACTCCAAGAATTTCTAGAAATTGGAGCTGATGGCATCTTCGGTAAAGGTACCGAATCTTCTGTTAAAAAATGGCAATCTGAAAATGGTTTAGTAGCTGATGGTATTGTAGGTCCTGCAACCTGGGATGCTATGGGATTAGCTACAACTGATGCTTCAGAACAAATTTACACTACAGAAAATGGATTAGTTGTTGAAAAATATTTCCTACCTAAAGATGAATATAAATCAGGCCCAACAAATAAAGAATATGTTTTCTTACACCATACAGCAGGTTGGCATAACCCATTTAAAACAATTGATCATTGGGGTAGAGATAGTAGAGGTGCAGTAGCAACTGAATTTGTATTAGGTGGTCAATCCATTAAAGGAAATGATAACAAATATGATGGAAAAATGGTTCAAGCCTTTCCCGAAGGTGCTTATGGATGGCATTTAGGAAAGAATGGATCCCAATATATGCATATCCATTCAGTTGGAATAGAAGTTAATAATTTTGGTTATATTAAAGATGGTAAAACATATGCAGGTACTACAGCCCATGAATCACAAATTGTAGAATTAGATAAAGAATTTAGAGGACATAAATATTGGCATCGCTACTCAGATGCTCAAATAAAAGCTTTACATAAGTGGATTTTATTTATTGCTGAAAGAGATAATATTGATGTAAGAGTAGGCTTACCAGCTTTAATTAAAGAAAAAGGAGCAGAAGCTTTTGAATTTAATAGCGATGCCTATTATGGAAAAATAAAAGGACTTTGGACACACACAAATACTAGAAAAGATAAATCAGATATGTTTCCACAACAAGAATTGATGGATATGTTAATAACTTTATAACAATGCAAACAAAAATTTCAATAGTGGGGATAGCATCATTTTGTACATATCTTTGTACGTATTTTTTAAAATTATCAATGGATAATATGGAACAATATTTAGCAGTAGTAGCAGTACTATGGTTAGATGGTGTTTTTGGTATTTGGGCAGGAATAAAAAGAGAAGGATTTAAAACTTATAAAGCACTTAAAATAACAAGAAATACAGCTGTATGGTTAGTTATATTAACAGTAATCCTAATGGTAGAAAAAGGATTTACAGGGACTGCTTGGTTATCTGAAGTAGTTATCGTACCGTTCATGGTATTACAGTTAATAAGCGCCCTTAAAAATGCATCTATGGCTGGTCTAATTAAAATGGAAGTATTTAATAAAATATTAGATCGTATAGATAAGCATAAGGGTTTTAGAGACTAAAACTTAAAATTATGCTTAAAAAAATTCAAGAAAGAATATTTCCATTTATTATCGCACTATCAGCCTTATCAGTTAGTGCTTCAGCTGCTTTTTATTCAGTAAGTGGTCTTAGTAAATTATTTGCGGGTGCAGCATTTGCAGTTATAGTAATGGCTGCTTCTTTAGAGGTAGCTAAATTAGTAATTGCTTCTTTACTTTATCAGTATCGTAAATCTTTACCCTTTTTTCTCAAAATATATCTTTCAATAGCTTGTTTTGTATTGATACTAATTACTAGTATGGGTATTTATGGTTTTTTATCCGCAGCATATCAAGAAACATCTGCTAAAGCTGGAAGTATAGATTCCCAAATTGCATTGATTGAAACTAAAAGAGATAATGTTAAGGAACAGTTAACGGTATATAATGCGGAAAAAAGCACCATTAACGGGGCAATATCTGATTTACGATCCGGTTTATCTAACAATAAAATCCAATATACAAACGCTGAAGGGGTAGTAATAACTACAACATCTTCATCTACTCGTAAATCTTTAGAAAAACAATTAGATCAAGCTATTAATCGCCAAACCCAAATTAATTCTAAGGTAGATACTTTAAATCAAAGATTATTTGATTACGAAACCGAAATAGTAGAAGTATCAATTAATAATGATATAGCTGGAGAATTAGGCCCACTAAAATATCTCTCAGGATTAACTGGGATACCTATGGATCAAATTATTAATTATCTTTTATTAACTATTATATTTGTATTTGACCCTTTAGCTATTGCTCTTGTAATTGCTGCTAACTTTGCTTTTTCAAAACTTATACCTAAAACCAGAGAAAATCTTTATGGTGAAAAAGTTGAAATCAAAGAAGATAATGGTTGGGATTCAACATTAAATGACGGTTTAGATGATGACGAGGATGGAGAAAGCATTTTGGATGTGAATTCCCCCTTACCTGGAGAAGAAGATGAAAAAGAAGGTGGGTTCCCTAAAGGCTACGCAAGTGAATCTTCCGAAGAACAAAAAGTAAGAGAAGATAAATTATTAGATACATCCTCAACTTCAGGGTGGAGAAAAAATAAAATTTTAAATGAAAGGGCAAAAGAAAACCCTGAAGGAGATAATGATCTTACTATAAAATATTAAAGACTTCCGCGCAAGGACTTGGAGAAGCGAGAAATTGTTCGTATATTTACGGGGTAAATGAGGCGCGAAGCCGAGTTAAGTATTAAAAAAATAAAGGTTATGCAAGTTAAAATTAAAGTTCAAGCACAGTATTTCGAGAATTACAATGTTGATGCAGATGGTTTCAACAATTATGGTGATAAAAAGCCTCATTGGAAACCAAAAGGTGGTCAAGAGTTTATTTTCCCCGTTGATAGTGATTGGGCAATGTATGTTGATAGAGATGAGATGGTAGAAGCCATTGATCAAATGCTTGCTAATCAAAGCAATGTTGCTTGTAAATATGAGTATCTTGAACATGATGTTGATTTCGGTACTCCAATCGTTCTTGAAGGTCTTCAAGAAATGCGTAATGAAATATTTGCTTAAATAATAAAGGTTATGATAGATAAAGAAGGATGGATACAATATTGTAAAGACAGAGGTATTATATACACTGACACTCATATAATATATAAATTAAAAAATAAAAAGTTATGGTATTAGATTTAAGTAAAGAAATGGCGTGGGTAACGTTTGTGGATAATGGTTTCGAAACTAAGTGGTTTCCAGTAACCGATGTATTTGGGAATCAATTAGAGTGGTCAGACTCAAATGAGATTATGACCATCTGCCGTTCACAGTTCAACGATAACGAAAATTGGGTTAGTTTTGGAATTGCTCCAACCTCTCAGATGTTAATGAA